TCATCAAGCCCTCATAGATTGCTTTAGGATATGCATGCGGAGCCGAAGGCTGTGCTACAATGTCAACGGTGATAATATCAAAACCGCTGACATGTCCTGTACTTTCATTAACTTCGCCACTACCACGACTACTAACACCTAATTTAACGCCTGAAGTAATCATTGCTTCGACAAGCTTGCCCATGGGTGTTGGCAGGATTTTTAGCTTACCGTGGCCGCAAGGACCGTCCATCCACATTTCAGTAATCATGTGGCTAACACGATCCAAATTAATCTTTAGGTCATCAGGGTGATCAACTTCGCCTAAAACAGAATGTCCTGTTTTAATTTGTTCATTGATTTGTGTTACGGCTTTCTGAATTTCAGAAATAGGATAAACACGTTGGTTGGCATTTTTTACGCCTCCCTCAATGAATATCCCTTTCATATATAGATTCTTACCTTCGCCGATTGTAGAGTCTTCGGTTAGGACCTCTATCTGAGCTCGGTCGAAAGTAAGATTCTCTTTTAGGTACAAAGCCATATTATTGCCCTAACTTAGTTGCCGCCTGGTTCAATGCTTTTCTTCTGAACTGGAACTGATCCATCAGTAGTTTGGCCTTCACCAGATTTAGCTTTTGCCTTGTTACTATACCAGTTTTGTGCGCCTTTGTTGCCGCCTGGCTTGTTAACATTGCGTTTTGCTACATCAATTTCTTGTGCGCCTTTAAGAAAGCCGCCGGCTTTGCCATGCGGACGTTGACCATCTGGTGCACTTTCATTTCCGCCTTTTGCAATATTAGCTGCGCTACCGCCCATGTCGTTTTTACCAGCAAGTGGGTTCTTGGTGTTACCAGCTGGTTTGTCGCCACCTGCACCGGTTCCCACTGGAGTAAATTCGGTGTTGCTGGGTGTGTTGATTTTCTCTACGTATTCACGCATTAGATCAACTGCTGTTTTTTGCATAGGACGACGGCTTTCGGTCATTTCTCCATCTTCTTCGTTGTCATCATCGGCTTCCATCATTTTAAATTCATCATCGTCGCCCATGTCGTTATCGTCGTCATCATCACCGTCGCCCATGTCATCCATGTCGCCCATGTCATCCATGTCGCCCATATCATCATCGCCTTCGTCACCCATCAGCTGTTCAAATTCAGCCTTAAGTGCTTCTAACTCTGACTCAAGATCCATAACTTTTTGTTCTAAGTCTTCTTCGCCGCCCATGTCGCCCATGTCGCCCATGTCATCACCGCCCATGTCGCCCATGTCTAATTCGCCGTCATCTTCGTCGTTGCCTTCTCCGATACCGTCAGTTTCGTCCATAGCGATTTCATCTACTAAACCCTGTACTTGATTACCACCAATGTCTTCTTCAGTGTAATCTTCGTCCATTAGGCTTTCATAAATGTCGCGTGATTTTTCTACTACAATATCGTGAAACAATGCACGAGCTTTCGCTTCGTCATCGTTTATAATGTGTTCTATTAGCTGTTCATATTTGTTCATTAGGAACTCCTTATAATAATATGGCTGTATTTTATTTACAAAAATACGTAGATTAAGGGGTTAAATGGTGTTTTTTTGAAGGATTTAGATGGACTATACCGGTCCTGCGGCTGCTGCTGGTGGTTTGTACTGCTTGGTAATTTTTTCTAACTTGTGTTCGTGTTCAACTTTACGCACATCGCTGGCCATACGTAAGCGATTGAGATCAGCAAGTGTCAGTCTTGTTTTACGCAGATCTGACAGCTTGAGAGGAGTATTATCTTCGGCTGTGGAATGATAACCAGGTTTAGCAGGATCGTAAAGTTCATTAAGCAACATAGTGTTATTTAACCAAAATACCTATTTAAGCTGGCATTGCTGCAGGTGCAGGTGCTGCACCTGCTGCTGCACCTGGTTGTGGACCACCCATTGGACTCATGCCTTGCATTTGTCCCGGTGCTACTTCACCTGTGGGCGCTGGCGGCTCTACAGCTTCAAGGTCGCCAGCAATACCACCTGGACTGATTCCCACACTACGTAGATTAGGATCTTCTACTGGAGCTTGTTCAACATCGCCCTGTTCTTCTGCCCACATAGTTTCATTTTCGTTCATTTCCTGTTCAGTCATACCCAAATAACGTTTCATTAAGAAACGCTTGCTCATGTAAGGATATGCTTCAAGTTGTGTAAATGTGGCAATTCTCGCACTGTCAACATCGGCTTGTCGGTATTGTGCAAAATTTTGTGGTTCTTCAAATATCAAATCAAACAGTTGACCATCAATGTTAATGCCGCGCCAACGCATAAACAGTTTGAATTCTTGATCCAGTTTATCCACAATCATTGATTGTAAACGCTTACAATACTGGTTAAAGCGCCATTCTTGTATCAGTGCTGTACCTACTCTACCGTCTGTTACCGAACGAGACCCATCGTCTAATTCTGTGGGCAAGTAGCTGCTGGGAATACGTAAGCCACGGAACAATTTGTTGGTAAAAAAGCGTAAGTCTGTGATTTCACCCAGATTCTGTCCGCCTGGAAATACGTCAATACTGGATCCTCTGCCTTCAGCGGTAACTGGGAAGAAGTAGTCTTCCATCATGCTTAAAGGGTTATAAGTGGCATCCATCATGTTTGCGCCGCCACCGGTTTGTGTAGGAATTCTACGTTGATGTATTTCGTTTTTGATACGTTCCACATAAGCCATGGCCATGTGCGAAGGCATATTACCTACATCAATTTTGAATACTCTACGTTCCGGAGCTCGTTGTATACGATAGATAATAATAGCATCTTCAAGCAATTCTTTTTGCTTGAACACTTTGAAAACGTTTTCTAACACACTATTGCCAAACGGCCAATAGATATCTAAACCTTCGGTCAAGCTCATGTGTACCACGTGCTCGGCATTGATTGCTGACTCGTTTTGCGCTCGTGTGAATCTTGTACCACCCGAATACGGTGTAGCCGGTTGTATATAACTGCCGCTGGGACCTCCCACTTGCGGGTGATTGATATAGGTATCTGAGGTAGATACTGCTGTCACAGTTAAATTTTCAAAATTAGGATTTAGATCTTTGAGAATGTATTGCTCGGGTTTTTTACCTTCGGCTTCGTTTACAATCACCTTGACCACTTTGCTCATTTCTACCCAGAACATTTTAAATGTTTCAGGATCTCGAACAAACACTTGGTCACCATATTTGATTGTGTTACGCACAATCTTGAAGATACGTTTGTTTAATTCGTTTAGGGCCACCCATTGCTGTAGCTGTTCTTTGATGATTTTAACTTCGTTGTCGGTAGGTTTTTCTTTGAAATGAATATCAAATGCTGTGCCGTTGGCTTCATTTTTTTGTGTCATGAACTCAGCAAGAATATCCAATGCAGCATTGATTTCTGAGTCCATGTCCATTTGTTCATACTGATTGTACCGTTCGGTACGATTAGGATGGCCTATATACACTTCCGGCAAGTTGCTTTGATAGTTTTTGAAGCCAGGATCAGGGCTACGTCCACTGCCTAAAGGACTTACATTGCTGGGTAAATTGCCGCTTTTGAAATACTTGCGCCAGGTCATGGTTTAACCTTTTCTATTTTTTTATCTTCATGAGCCTTTCTTCGTGCCAGGCTCCATGGTTTACCTTTGTGAGCATACGACTGTTTTTGTATTTGTTCCATTCTTTTTTGTCTATATTCGATATTTGCCCATAAATTTTTTACTGCATTTTTGATATTTTCAGCATGTATTTTGGTTTTAGGTTGTTTATATCGTTGCTTTGATTCTTGCGAACGTTTTTTTCCAGTATTTTTTTCTTTTATGGCAAGTTTGGCTGATTCAGAATGCTTCCACCCTGTGAAACACGCCCATTGATTAATTTTGATATTGTCTAAAATTCCGCCATCTACTTTACGACCGTATTTTGTGATCAATTTTCCTTCTATTTGTTTGGCTTGGTCATTACTTAAATTTTCAAATAATTTTACTCGCTGCTGATGAGGAGGTAAAATTGTATGGGTATGATGTGTGTTAATTCTATTGCCTTTGCCTTTTCCTATATAGTACGGTGTACCGTCTGCATGCACATATTGGTAAACATAAAAAACTAAATCAAACATAAGATTTTTCCAGTATGCTATATTTACCGTGTTATGCCAGCTCGTTGGCTAATCTTTCGCTGTACCGAACATTTTCTTGCATGGTATCAACCAGCTTGGTCAAGCTTTCTATTTGCTGCTGCATCATTTCCATTTGCATTCGATTGTCGTCGGCTATCTGCGTTTTAACTTGTGTCATTGTCTGAACCAAACCAGCTGGGCTGGATAATACAGTTTCCAAAGCAGTACCAATAGCAGTTGGGAGTTCTTGTAATTGTTCACTTGCGGCACCTGGTTTGTATTCTTGTGTTGATGGTGCAGATTTGGCTGCTGCTACTGCTGTAAATGTAGACTGCATTTGTTGTACTGCATTAGCCAAATTGGGTACACCGGTTGTACCAAAATCTACTGGTATACTTTTACCATTTTTCAATGGAATCACGGCTTCTTTGCCATGCAGCATGGCCATTTGTCCCTGTCCAAAATCTCCTACTCCACCGGTTTGAAATCTTGGCAAGTTATTTAGACGTATTAGTACACCATCAAGTCCATCAATCAAGGGTTTTACATATATTGAATAAAATCGAGCCATGTCGGCCTTGTATTGATCTACGCCATAGGATTCTGTAGGTTCTGTTCCCGGCGGCGATCCCCTTGGTGCTGTTTTGCCCGTAATCAGTTTGGTAAGAGCAAATGTAAAATCATTGGTTGCTTGTATCACATTCTTTAACGCTGTACTATAGTCTGGCAGAAATGTGCCCACTACTTTTCCCATTTCTACAGCAAATTTCTGTGCGTTGCCTTGCAAGTCGGTCACATTGTTTGTAAGTTTGTCATTGCCTTCGGCTAATTTTTTACCAGTTCTAATAGAAGCGTCAACATCCTCTTTGCTGTAAAGTCCGGTGCTTAGAACCGCGTTCATTTGATTCCTTACTTCGTCTAACCCTTGTGCGCCCAGTGTCGCTGCTTGTGCAATCGCAGCACCGCCTTTTTCTTTCACAAGTCTCATTTGTTCTCTATTTGCATCTACTGCGCCATACAGCACTTCTTTTTGAACATCTTGCACACTCTTGCCTGCATCCTTGATATTGTTATAACCGCCTTTGATCAAGTCTTCAATTTTGGCATTTTGACTCATCATTATATTCGTTGATGCGTGTGTGATTGCAGTACCACCGCTTGACACATACTCCAAGAAACCTTTTTTGGCATAATCTGGCATGTTGGCATAAGCTGCCTTGAATTTCTCAGCTTCTTCAGGTGAAAGCTGTGCAATGATATCTGCTTCCATGGCTTTAGACCGCGCTTCTTCCATGGCTGCTTTTGCGTTCTTGCCAGTGATATCTTGTAATACTTTGAGATCTTCGGCGTACTGTCGTGTACGCATGGCTACTTCTTTATCAGTTGTTTGTCTGAATTTTTCAGCAGTCATTTCAGAACGCATGTTTGCCAACACTTGTGCTGAAAGTTCAACTTGTTCTTCAGTGGAATATCCCAGTAGACGCATTTCTTCTCTAAAAGTTTTTCCTGTTTTTGCATTCACTTCATCAAATGCATTTGCCGCACCCGACACCTTGCTCATTGCACCTGCCATGTTCATGCCCATGGCTCGCAGTTGCGGTTCTACCTTGACCATGCTCGCAGCAAATTGGTCCACAGTGAGTCCAGCATCAAATGCAATATTTCTCATGCCAGTCATACTGTCCTTGAAATTTGCACCCATTTTGTTCAACTGCGAATATGCCTTGATAGTGCTGTTTAACTCGTTGGACATTGCACCAACGCTCATTTTTAAACCCATTTTTACTACTGCTGTACCGGCTTCGGGCAATTTTTCAAATGCTTTAGGAACTACTTTTTTTATACTTTCGTTTAGGCCATCGCCAACAGCATCAATCGCAGTGTTAATTAATCCAGAAGCTTGTTTAACAGGATTGGTTGGCAATTCGCCGAAGTTTTTGGCCCACAACGCACTTACTTCGACTGCGGTGGCACCCAACTGTTTGAGATATGTTGTTACTCCTGAATCTTTGATATCACCGCCAGCCATGCTGACTCTATTGATATTTTCAGACAAATTAGAAAACAGACTACGAGCAGCACTTTCACTTGATTTGGCGCTTGCGGCCATTTGGCCCATGCTGTCCGCTGCACGATCTGCAAAGCCAGCCTGCTGCCTTGATGCTGCTGCTGTTTCACTATCGGCCCGGCGCTGACGCCCTTGCGAGGCTGTCATAGCCTGCAACAAAGCTCTTAGTGTGGTTTCAGTTGCTGCATTATCAGCACTGACTACACCAACTCCGGGTATCCGAACATTTACCGACATAATTTAACCTATAAATATAGTATATCAATTATATTTATGGGATCAAAAAACATGGCAAATCCTGCTAACAATCCGCTGTTCAAACATTTTCGACAACCAGCAATTTATTTAAAACTGCCCGGTCAAGGCAGATTCTGGCCCGAAGATGCCATTGACATACCACCAACTGGCGAAATTCCTGTATACCCAATGACTGTCAAAGATGAAATTACATTAAAAACTCCCGATGCACTCATGAACGGAGTTGGTGTAGTAGACACTATTCAAAGCTGCTGTCCTAACATCAAAAATGCCTGGAAAATTCCTGCATCAGATCTTGACGCTATCTTGATAGCCATACGTGCAGCCAGTTACGGGTCAGAAATGGATATCGAAAGTGTTTGTCCCGAGTGTAACGAAACTACCACTAACGTAATAGATTTACGTGTGTTGTTGGATAACATCAAAATTCCAGATTATACTCCTATACCTATCAGTGGACTTACATTCAATTTTAAACCGCAAGCTTACGAAACCATGAATAACACTAATCTTATGGTTTTTGAACAACGTAAACTGCTTGATGCCATAACCAATAGTGAACTATCTGACGAAGAAAAAACCAATCAGTTCAATCAGATTTTCCCCAAATTGACTGACATGAATGTGTTGGCTCTGGTATACTGCATTGAATCAATTGTCACAGAGGATGGTAAAGAAGTTACAGAATTCAAATTTATAAAAGAATTTATTGAAAATTGTGATAGAAATGTTTATGCAGAAATCAAATCACAAATTGAAAAATTTATACAGTCAACAAAACCTGATTCATTGGAAATTGAGTGCAGTGAATGTCATAAAACTTACACTACAGAATTAAACTTCGATAACGCTAATTTTTTCGGATAAGGCTTTTGACTATGTCCACAGAGGACATGATAGCTTACTTTGATAAACTTGAAGCACAGTCAAAAGCCATAAAAGAAGAAGTGTTAAGATTATGTTGGTACATGCGCGGTGGTTTAGACTACGACAGTGCCATGTTGTTAAGTCTTGATGAAAGAAAGATTATTGGCAAAATAGTTAAAGACAATTTAGAAACTGCTAAGAAATCAGGAATGCCATTCTTCTAAGACTAACTTCGTTAGTCTATTGATTTCGCTTGCGCTCATCAATGTTTTTTTAAGTTTCATCCAGATTAATCAGTCACTCTTTGCCCAGGGCGGGCAAAAAAT